CCTCACTAGGTGATGGTTAGTCACCCACCCGACCGTAGATTAATACGGTCGAGCCCACCTCGGCTTGGTGCTGACGGTCCGAGGGCGTCCAGAACGCTCCAAGTGGAGCCTGTCTGCGAAGGGTTCAACCCCTCGCTTCAGGTACCACTTGACCAAGGCACCAGACCCCTCCAATTCACTTGGAGGAGGTATGGCCGAGACAACATGCCCCTTGACAAGGGGGGCATGTGTATCAGGACACCACTTCTGGCTACTGTCGTAGCCGAGAAAGGAGTGCCTGCCCAGGACCGAGCTCTCTTCACCTACACGCGGGAAAGGAATCCGAAGATTCCCAATCCACCTGTCAATGAAGCCCACGGGGCCCCAGTACCCAGCCTTATAAAGCTGGTTACGGAGGCTCACGAGGGACAAGAGCTCGGGAGTGTCCGACCGTCGGGAAGGGAATGGTTGCCGGACACGGACGATGGAAACGTCGTGCCCGTCATAATACTCCCTGCCACAAGACTCTCTGAACTTCCCAGTCCAGAAAGACTTGTTGGTGTTCACTTGAAGCCCAAAAGCTTCAAGCTTCCCAACGACGGTCTCCGCGTAATCTGCGGGAACAATGATATCGTCCCCGTAGACGCGCACCCGACGTCGAAGGCCGTAAAGGTCCCTCTTCGTCATCTGTCTGTTGAGCGCATCCTCAATCCCGGCGCAGATAATGGTCGCGAAGACCATTGCCTCAACGGGAAAGCAGAGCGCCGAACCCATCGACGCGAACTTGGCAAGGCGTACAACGCCTTTGCCAGGGACATCAGCCTTCCGCGACCTGGTAGCATCGAATCCCTTAGCAACATTCGGGAATCGGGCAACCAGAGCACGTACGAGCTGATTGGAGACACGATCGGACGCCTCGCTGAGATCCAGCGTGGCGAGCTCCCCTCTCAGGGAACCCTCAAGAGCCATCCGCCGGTTAGGCTGCTGGTCCTTGAATCCGATCAGCCAACTGAAGGGGTTGTCAGGCCCCTCCAGATGGCCAACAAGGGACTCGAGTATAGCCTGCTGTGTATACTGCATACAGGCAGGCTCTACTGCGATGATCCTTGGTGTCTTCAGCGTTTTAGGAACTGTGATAACCCTCACGGGCCTCTCAGCTCCGGGTTCGAGGTAGTTCACACGGTCGAGCTCCTCACGGTAGCTCGGCGACGGTAGGAGGAAATCCAGAGATGGAAATACCTCCTCCAGCCGGTCTGTCCACTCACCTTGTTCGTATTTGCGGTTTCCCGCAAGACGATCGGCAGTGGCTCCAGGCCCGTGCTTTGGGATTAGACGTCCATAGTAGATGTCTTCATCTACTTGTTGCAGGACATCTGCCCAAAGGAGTCTGCCCAGTCTCACAAACTGCGACATGTCTGTCTCAGTAAGTGACCTGTCAGCCTCTCGAACTCCCTGCTCACACTCGATGAACTTTTGGATGGCGCTCGCCTCTCGGCGAGCCATCATCCTCTTTTCTCTCCCCTCAGGGAGAGACTTCGAGTCGATGTAAACCTTGGCAAACATCAGAGTGATCTGACGAATTGCCTGGATGTCATCGATCGAAGGTTCATCGAGCAACAGACCAGAAGTCGAGTCGAACACATGACCGAGAAAACCCTGTAGAAATACCGGGAGCTCTCCAGATCCCTTGCTTCTTGCGAAGCCTGGGAACTGCTGTCGGTCCACCTTCCCTTGGTCAAGACTTTTTTCGAAGTCTTTTCCAAAGGATGGGAGGGTTATCGCAAGAAACGATAACCCCTCGTGTTCGAATCGCCGTTCGACAGTTTTGATGTCGAACGTGGTGCTCACGCGACACCAGGTGCCCCGATCAAGGAGCACCTCTCGTAGAAGCTGCATGAGGCTTTTCATGGCCCCCCTTCCTGATAGATAGGGTGAGTCATCCCGAGCCACATTCAGCGGTCCCTGACTGGGACCCCCTAGGAATTTCCTAGGGGCAGTCTGTCAAGACTTACGACTCGCCACCAAGAAGCTTGGTGACGTTCGCTCCGGTAGACGCAGTCAGCCACGCCGTCAAGGCGTCGATGATCTGCTTCTGCTCGACGATCGTGAACCCGGTGGTCGGAACATCCGCAACGATGTAAGTACTCATCGAATACGGAGTGTTCTGAGCCGGGAACAGCGGGTCGGCGGCAGTCTTCCGGAAATCAATCCGAGCAGTACGGCGAGTCCTCTTCCCGTAGGCAGAGGAAACCGTAAGCTTAACGTTTCCGTCATCCTTCTGGTAAACAGAAGCGGAACCGTTAACGCTAACACGCGGAAGCGAGTTAGCGACGGCATTGATGGTGACAGACTGAGGATCCGTGAACATGGCACAACTTCCGCGAGGATCTGGACACCGACTACACAGGATTGTGTAATCAGTGGGAGTGCTGGATGCCCATCACCATGACCAACACTGTAAACAGTGTTGCCCAGATGATGAGCTCCAAAATGAGCCAGATGAACCGACTCATTTTGGATCACCGCTTCGTGAAATACCGAGAGCGGTGATGATGGCGATTTGACGGGGTGTGAATCCGTCAAACTCCAAGCCAAACCCGTAGGGGGTCGCCTTTATCCTCTTCTTCACCTCTGTGGTGAAGGACTGGACAAAGGTCTGCGGTGCTCCGCCACCTGCATACGAAACACCTTGCAGAGTGTAGGTATCTGTATAGACCACATGGGCCATCAGATAACCCCACCGTAAGACCAAGCCATCACGTGAGAAAGCATCTAGGTTGTGGATCACATCACCTAGATTGCTTACCCAGTCAACGGCCCAGCTCCAGGGTGCCAGTTCCCAGAGGAGCTCGGCGTTCAGCCGAGTTCCGTACAGTCGGTTAGCCGACTGTTCTGCGCGCCTAGCACGTGCCAGGTAATCTTCACCACCCGGAACGTGATAGGTATACGCACCTGTGAACCAGAACTTACGCGTAGTTGTTCTAGTACGCGTAAGCACCCCTTGAGCATCAGTATAGAGATTGGAATCGAGAGTAGGACGCGGAACTGCCGTCGTACTCACGATTACCGGATCACTAACTGTATGCTCGACCGGGAAGTCGTACCGCCTTCTGATAAGGCGGCCAGCGTCTCGTTGCAGCTGCTCAAGAGTCTTGCGACTCCTGCGAGCAGCTGCTCCGATTTTGCGCAGGTCCGATACCATTGGTTTCAGGCCGAATTCGAGATTGAGGTATTCATCCGCAAACTTCTGCGCATGATTACCCTTATTCCCGACCAGTCTTGAACCTGGTACACTAGGGAGCCTCTCACGAAGCTCCCCGAGAACCTGTGCAGCGCTCGACATCGGGTTCGTCGGAATAGTGTTCGAGATGGCAGTTGCACCCAGACGGATCATCTCATTTCTGAGATTTTCTTCGCCTGGTGCTAGAGGCCATGCGTTCGAAGCACCATTGATGGTCGCCGCATAAGCAAACTGCGGCCCGACATATCGACGTGTGCCTCCGACCGTAAAGCGATTCTCAACAGCCACCCACGGATGTGAGTGGTAGTAAGAATGCTTTATCGACTGAAAACTTCCGCCGATATCCCGCTTGGACAGAGTTTGAAGACGACTTTCAGGAAGATGACCCTCGCGGACCATCCTTCTGATAAGCTTCATCGTCTTCCAGTCCAAGTTATCCCGAGAGAGAGTCTCTTGCTTACCACTGATTGAGTAATCAGTGCGGTTGTAGTACGCCAACTGCCCGGTAGAATTACTCCGAGTAGTTGACACACCGGATCCAAAGAAGAAGTCCAGAGGACGCTTCTTTGTTTCGTAAGCAGTCATGAGCTGTGTCCCTACGAGTCGGTAGACAGTAACATCAGGATAGTAGCCGTGCACGCCTGGCGGCGCCTCCTGATGGCTGGCTACCAGTGGAGCTCTGGGTTTCCATCCCAGAGCTAGCGCGATGAGCACCGGGGGGTCCCTT